AACGCCCACATACTTGGACTGCTTCAAGTCGAAACCACCAGCTAGCAAGTTGCCGTTGAGGTTATTGACCACAGCTTCGGCAATGGCGGTATCCTCAGCAAAGTTATCCACCGTCAGTTCTCCGTACACAGTCAGGCCTTCACCATCCGTGAATAGCTTGCCCCACTCCATGGGATCTAGTCCCTTGACGGAGGAAGGCATGGAAGATAGGGAGTTGAAAACATCGATAGGATCTACGATGGCCTTGTTGGCGATACCGTAGAAATCCACCTGGCTAACACTTTGATAGATGGCCTCAATCTTGGCGTTGTCTACCACAATCAAGTTATTGACCCTCTTGGTCTGTGTCAGCTTGGCTAACTTGGATAGTGTCTCCAAAGCATTGGCCTTGGTCTGTGCATCTTCGGTGTCCATAGGAAGAACCGTGATGACCACCAGGGGCTTGCCGAGGCTGGCCATGACATCTACCAGCGTCTCGCAAGAACCTGCACCAGAACCACCACCCAAACTCAAACACAACACATTGACCTGAGAGCTTTGCAGCTTCTCATTGATCAGTTGCAGGATCTCACCACGATGCGACTCAGCCGCAGCACGGCCAATCTCGATCTCTTTTGCAGCTCCACCCAAACCGTATTCGAGCAACAGCTTGTTGCTGTCGGGAATGTCAATGAACTTCAAGTCCTGCATAGCCGTATTGACAGCTACGGCATCATACCCCAGTTTGTAAAAGGCTTCCGCAATTCTGGATCCAGCTTGACCTGATCCCAGTACTCCCAATACGATACTTCTTTCCTTCTTCGACACAATCTTGGCTGCCATTTGTTTCTCCTGCTGCTTTGCTTGGCTTTTGGCTTTCAGTGCTGACATCTTCGCGACATCCACTGCATCTTCGGATTTGACTTCCTTGTCGGATACGTCATCCACCACTTCTTCTTTTTGCTCTTGCTCTGTCTTCGATGTAGCTGGCATATCTTTCTCCTCGCGACCCATATATCATCTCAAAAAGTACTGGTTGTTGGTAAACCACTGGACGGTATCTTTGATACCCTCCTTGAACTTGTAAGTAGGGCTCCATCCCAGATTTCGGATCTTGGTAGTGTCCAAAGCGTATCGAAAATCGTGGCCGCCTCGGGGGTCTTTGATGAACTCGATTAGGTCGTGCCCACGCCCAAGGGCATTGCATACCTCATGGAGTGTTTCTAGGTTGGTGAACTCCTGGGTAGCCGAGATGTTGTATACCTCATTGGGAGCCCCCTTGTCCATAACGGCCATAATGGCAGAACAGTTATCAACCACATGGGTCCAATCCCTCATCTGCTGGCCCTGTCCGTAGAGGGGCATCTTGTCGCCCCCTAGAACACACTTTATCGCCTTTGGGATGAGTTTCTCGGGCTGCTGGCGGGGTCCGTAGCAATTAGAGCTTCTGGTAATGTTATAGATTAGCCCATGCGTCGTATTGGCCGCTTTTACCAGAAGTTCCCCTGCCGCTTTGGTGGCTGAATAGGGGTTTCGGGGGTTGAGGGGCGACTCCTCGGTCCAAGGGGGCTCCGAGTCGCTGGTTAGCTGGCCATATACCTCATCCGTAGAGATGTATATGAGCTTCTGAACCTTGTGTTTCAGACAGCAGTTGATGATAACTTGGGTGCCCAAAACATTGGAAGAAACGAAGGAATTGGGGTCTTTTAGGGAATTATCCACGAATGTCTCAGCCGCCCCATGGATGACAATATCGGGCTGCTCATACTTGAAAATAATGTCCATGACGTGATCATCACGAATATCAGCAGGATAAAAGGAATGGTTCTTGTTGATGTATAGAGGATAATTGGGGAAATTGACGCGATCCACGCTGGCAAAAGTGTAGGCACGATCCTTCAGTAGATTTTGCTCGTGCATGGCAATGCGAATAAAGTGTCCCAAAATGAAACCGCAAGTGCCCGTTATCAATACCTTTTTCATGCCGCTACGCCTCGATACAGGTTATACTTGACATCCTTGGTGTAAGCTTCTTGGTCTATGGTATATCGCTTGTCCCACTTGCCAAACATGTATTGAAGGTTGTGGGTCAGGAATAGCTTATTAGTGGGGTTCTTTTTGAGGGAGGCGCTTTCCTCGTGGAAGATGTTAGTGTCTCCGCAATACACTATCTTCTTGCCCATGTTGTATTTGATGGACAGACACAAATCCACATCATCGAAAGCCCAGTGGTAGTTTTCATCCATACCTTTGATGCCCGACTTGTTCTTATCAAAAGCATTACGGAAGTATTCTGCTTTGGTAATGCTGGCAGCACCCGTCACCACCTGAAACTCTCGATTGCGCCTGGCGTTGTCATCAGCCTTTTGACCAGCACGAAAATGCCGTGGCGTTCTAAAAGAGGGCACGAAAACTACGCCTGCATGTTGTAAAGTATCAGTATCTGTGTATAGCAGTTTGGCGCCAACCATTCCCACAGAACTATCTTTCTGGATAATGGATAGCATGCTCTTGATAGATTTGGCATCACCAAAGGTGATATCGTTGTTTAGAAGCATGATATGGTCGTTATCATTTGGGTTGGCAGCATGAAAGAGGAAGTTGCATCCCTCTGAAAAGTTCTGTCGATTGTCTTTGTAAGGAATGACAGTAGTGTTTTCCCAGGCGGAAGCTTGTGATACCGTATCATCCTTAGAAGCGTTATCCTTGATCCACCAATGATATTGGATATCATCTAGGGCAGGCACCAATGTGTCATGCAGCTTCGACAGTTTGTCTGCCGCATTCCAGGTCAATGTGAGAAGGTGGAGCATTAGAAGGCCATCCTAAGTCCAAGGCCTGCACCCAGTGATCCGTCAGTGCCTATCATAAAGCTAGCACCTATGTAGGTATTGTTCATCAACGGAGAGAGCAACTTCTTACCGATGTTGTAGGAGACGGGCGTGATGACCAACTCGCCAGTCTTGTTGATGGCTCCGTATCCAAGACCTACTGCTAAGATAGACAAGTCAGGATTGGTCTTGTATTGGCCGTAGCTCATGAAGGCTACATCAATGTGGGGTGTGATTTCACCCGTTATGCGCGAAATGTTGAGACCGCCATCCAAACCCATCAGCAGTCTGGGGTTCCAGAAGCTGAAAGTGGAAGAAGGATACTGTTGTTTGGTGGTAGCATTCTTGATGGGGATGTCGTAGTCTTTACCGCTGACATTGACAGTGAATTTGTTGTAGAAGGTCTGCCTCTGGTTTTCATCCACACCCACCACCGTGTCTACGTTGTAGGTTCTGGGAAGGAGATTGATATTCCATGGGTTTTGTTGCCAGGCGCTAAAGCCAACACCGCCAATAGGCACCTGTGAAGCACAGGTAGTACAACCAGATGTAGTAAAGTCTTCGTTTAGGACTAGGTTCTGTTGCTTCTGCTGGTATCCGAATGGATCCGTATTGGGACAAGTAGAGCCATCCTTGCAAGTAGCCACAGGTGTTGGGTTAGGATTGACTGCTCCTGTGCTAGTGCTAGGCAGATTAGCGCTGGTTTGGCCAGTGCTGCCCGCCGTGATGACATTGATGGAGGTCAATGTGGAGTTGAGCTGAGCCAGATTACTCTGGATGGCTTGTAGGTTGAGGTTGTTAGCATTAGCAAACTGAGTCATATCGTCTTTGGTAGCGTATTGACTTTGGCTCCTAACAATGCCGTCCACAAGTTGCTGTTGCGCGACAATTTGTGTCTGGATGGCTGTCTGTTGCTTTTTGACCTGCTGTTGATTGTAAATGATGAATGCGAGAGCTGCGAAGGCAACAACGGCTACAACGCCTGCAACAATTCTTTCGACTAATGTCATGGGTTTTTTCCTATCTGGATGGATATATCGTGCCCCTTACGTTTGTACGGCTGGGCACCAGTATGTTGATCTTTTATCGGCTGTGGTCTGTCTGCGAACGGGGTTGCCCAAAGGATCGGCTTTCTTTCCATACACCTTGAAGCAATCACTGTATTCGCCTCTTTCACCATGAACCGTTTGATAGGTTTGGATGGTGGCACCGTTCTGCTGGTACGACTCTTGCATGACATCTACAATGGACTGGCACAGCAGATCAATGTCTTGGTTGTTTAGGGAGTTGCCCCTCCTCAATGGCGAGATCTTGGCTCGGTACAGACTTTCACTCTTGATGTAATTACCGACACCTGCAAAGATACCTTGATCCATCAGCAACTCGGCCATGGTTTTAGAGGAGCGCAGTTCGTTGGTGATGAAGCGTTTGTAATCACTGAATGGTTCAGCTAGTGGATCCCAACCTAGTTCATCCAGTTTGTCTGTCAATTCTTTTTGACTGTTAGTAAATCGGATGGTACCAAAATGGCGTGGGTCGTTGAAGAAAAGAGAATGTGATCTGCTTTGGTTGCCACTTCTTTCGAGCAGAAGAAACTCCACACAAGGATGTTTGCCTTTTTCCTCACTCCACTGTCCAGTCATACCATAGGTGTTGAACATATACCAGCCATAGGCAAATGCCCAATACATGAACTTACCCTTGGTTTTTACCTCAGTAATGCGGGTAGCCGTTTTGCAGATGGACTTGTTGAAACACTCTAGCCCATCTGGTGGATCAGTTCGGTAGCGACCTGTTGATGATGGAATAGCATCAAGGCATATGTGGCCAACTATCAACGGTCGAATAACATCAGCACTGAGCTTTACTTCCGGACCCTCGGGCATTTTACACCTCTTTTGCTGGGTCGTATAACCTAATGCGCTGTATTACCTTTGTCAAGGCAGCAATTTTTTCCACCTTTGGAGGAAGGTCTGACGAGATTGCGTGTACAATTTGTGAACATTGAGTTGCACGCTAGTCTGCTTGCCAAAATGCACCACTGGGACGCTCACTACCTTGAAAGGAATGCCTAGTTCCCTGGCTCGAAAGGATAGGTCGGTATCCTCGAAATAGGCGGGACTGTATCGCTCATCAAAAATCTGTGGTGCATTAGCAATAGGATCATAAGTGGCGGTAAGCATAGTATCTCTTGAATGAAAGAGACGCAGCTTCTCAAAGATATCTTTGGAGGAGGCCAAGCACCATCCCGACATGTAAGAGTTTCCAGATAATTCCTGATTTGCTTCTTGCACAAAATTGAGCTGAGCATCCAGCTGCCCCATGGTGGGCCCGACTAAATGCGTAGCACAATGTTCTATCAATGGGGCTGTCCAGTCAGTATGATCGGAACGAACACGAATGTCATTGTTGAGGAAGAGAACATTGGGAGCTATCGCTAAGCCATATCCAATATTGCAGGCCTTGGCAAACCCTAAGTTTTCAGGATTGCGATGATAATGGATACGGGGCATACTTTCTATAGCCTGCTGTGTATCATCTGTGCTGCCATTATCAATGACAATGATTTCATGATCGTCTGGTAGCTGTACCAGATCTTTGAGGCAGGACTTAGTAAAATGGCTCTTGTTCCAAACTGGTATCACGATACTCAATTTCATTGTGTTATTTGTCATGTGCATAGCTCCAAGAATTGGGAAGCCACCGTTTTCCAGGCGTAGCGATCATAAACACTCTGGCGTTGGGCGTCAACCTGTTGGTTCAATTGTTGATAATTCTGGTAGGCGTGTCTAAGCTTTTCCACCGCATCGTTGACAGAGGGCTGAAACCAGACACCATAGTTTTCGGGCGCCCAGTACATACTTCGTACATTGGCGCGTGTTTCCGTACCTTCCACTAGCAGAGCGTTGGAAGCGTTTAGAAAATCCAGCTGCCCGCCCCAATTAGGAGCGATAGACATTTTACCGGAAGCAATACCTTCCAATCCTGGAAAATAGAAACCCTCGCAGTGGGCCATGGTGTATACAATATCCACGCTGCGATACAAGGAGGAAATGTCTTCCACAAACCCGGAGAATATCTTGATCTCTGCGTGCTTGGGATACTTCTGATTGACGGCACGCAAACAGTCTGAAAGAGAAACTTCGCTCTGACCAGTAACGGCCTTTTCCTTGGCCTTCAAGATCAAACACACATCATCTTTGTTGGTGAAAGCTTTGCAGTAAGCTTCCAGCATTCCTGGGATGTTTTTGCGAAGGTGGTTCTGGGCGATGTTAGTCAGGATCTTGCACTTCTTGTTGGTTGGCAACTTGATAGTGGTGGTTTGTTGGTAGTCTCCCACATCGATACCATGAGGGATGACTTTGAGGGCAGACTCTGGGATTCCAGAGTCCATAAACACTTGTTTGCCATATTGGGAAGGCGGACACATGAAATCACAAGCCTTGTAATGCTTGGCAAATCCAACAGGCAGAGAGTTTTTGCCCGCCCACTCCCATACCCAAACGCCAATTCTGTTCTTGTTTCCCGAAGTCAAATAGAAGGGGAAGTTCTTCATGCAGGTATAGCTGATCTGGCAGTCATATTGTTCAGAAGGGACGCGGCCGAAAATCTTCTCTGGCTGGTTTTCTTCCGTATAACCAATAAGGTTTTCTTTCAGGGAGGGCGGCAAATGCTTGATGCCATCAGTGGAAAATAGCTCCACCTGATGACCCAGTTGTTTGAGAGCGCGAGCCCATCCCCAACCGCATACAGCCCAACTGTGGTTCTTGCCGAGAAATTGACGAATAAGTATCTTCACGCACCCACATATATCAGTGGATTGGTCCAATTGCAGCAGCGATACGATCCAAAGCTTGCTGAACAGTAGTAGGAGGATTATTGTTCCAGTTGGCGGATGAAGCTGGCGAGTATTGCACACTAACAGCAGTCACGAACTGATAGCTGACGCCCATGCCATTGCTGGTCAATACAGTTCCAGAGGCTCCTACAGCATCCAATCCCGTACCACCATTCAAGATGGGCAGAACGCTGCTAGACAGAACATCATTCTCCAAATCCACCAGAGGTGAAGGGCCGCCTTCATTAGCCCCACTGAACACGCTAACTAAACTGAGCATGTTTTGCACGATGGAAGAGTCAACGAACAAAGGTTGGTTGTTGAAGCCGCCCTTTTTGAGGAAGACTTGGACTTGAACTTTGGTGCTCAAGGTTTGCAGGACAGCGTCCTGATACAAATTGGTGAAGTTGATGGTTAGGAAGCCAGTTGAACTGTCCAAACTGACACCCATCTTACCATCTACAATAGCACCGTAGTATCCATCCGTGCTAAGCCCATTAGTGTTGGGTGAGAAGGACTGCACTGAAACAGAGAACTGAACTTGATCATTGGCCAAAGCATTTGGTGTCACGAAGGAGCAGTCTGCGAACCTCATGGATGGGAAACCTAAACGTGTGGCTCCGTTGCCCGTGTAATCCACCACGAAATCGGTCATAATGTCAATGGTCTGTTCGCTGCCAAACAAGCCGTCTGGGATTTCCAGAGTGATGGTGCCGACCTCGAAGTCTACCTTGTAGAAGTAGCCGTCTGATCTCTGTAGCTCTCCACCATCACCCAGGATCAGGTTGTTGGGGACGAAGAAATCCACACGACCTGGATCGAATGGTGTTATCACGGGATAGACGTTGCACTGAACGCCATCTATGGTGCATGGGTTTTGTGTGAAGCCGGTCTCGGAGGTAAAGACACATGATACCAGCTTAGTTTGAGCGCTGCTAACTACCAGAGTTGGATCCCAGGATAGCTGCTGGACAAACGACATTTGGGATGGGCTGAAAAGGAAGTTGTGGTTATCGAAATAGCCATCGGACTCGTAGATATCTTGTATAGGATGTACTGATTGGGCACGTGTGGCTGGGTTAGCTGTGTAATCATCATTCCTATCAACAAACTCTTCCACAGTTAGTCTGATAACATTGAACCTAGTACCAATCTTGGTGTAAGGATCAGTGGTTGGTGCTGGAAAGAAGGGAGGCGGGATGAAGGGGTTAGCCACTCTCTCGATATAGCTTTCGAGAAGATAGCCATCGCTTGGAGTAATAGCGAAGTCTCCATCTATGTCAGCTCTAAGCATTTGAGCGATAGTATCACCTGTCAGATAGATCTTCTGAATAGTGATGACATCTAATGTGGAGTCCAAACTGATGATTGGCCAGCCACCATAATCGGCCTGGTTGGCTCCGGTGCTAAGGATTACTAAGTCATAGGAGCTGAGACCCACGATGTTGCTGAAGGTGATTGTGCCGCTAGTAAATTGAGCCAAAGCAGGGTTGTTCGGATTGGCTACTAGAACACCATCCGTGGCTTGGGCTACTATGGAGTTATTACTTGGATTGACCACCTGAAAGCTAATACCATACAAATTGGCAAATGGCTGCGTTAGTGTTTGATAGCCATTGGTAAAAGTAGTAGTTGTATAGCCATCCGTAGTAATGATGCTCTGTGGTGGTAGCCCGCTGTTGAGATTGTATCCCAAAAAGGTATTGAGTAGGTTGAGATCATTCTCATCGATAATACCATTACCATCAACATCGCCTACAATCATAGAACACAAGCTGGCACTAGCTATTCTGTAATAGATGGATGGACTATTCAGGTCTGGGGTAAATTGCGCGTTTACTAGATTTCCATTGAGCAGACTAGTGGCTAATCCAGTAACGGCGGTATTGAACCTGTAGCCGTCCGTGGGATCATCCACTATCCTGATGAGCAGTTCGTTTTCTGCCATAGTGGCGCTAAACAGTGGAGCGGTAATAACGTTGGCACCGGGGTTATACACCTTGATATTCTTGTCGGAGATGTATCCCAGGACAAGCGGCTCTGATGTCATCTCCAAATTGGTGATGTCAATGGTACCTAGTAGAGTGATCTGTGGAACGTATTGCTGGCGGGAGTCCACGGGATTGCCAGTTCTCTGATCTGGAACGGGGGCGGAGTCCTGCGTGACAGCAGCTAGCACCGCACTGAAATTGTCATTGCCGTAAAACTCTATAGCGCCATACACGTTGTCAACGGATGATTGCGTGACTGGATTGATGACCGTTTTGGGGATGATGACGCCATGACCCTGATCATAGGCCTGCCCGTCAGAAACCTTAGCAGCATCTGTCCAAATACGGAACCACAAGTTTTCATCGGGGATGTCTACCCACAAAGTTCCGGCAAAAGTCGTCACTATGGAGTTGGTTATCAAATCCTGCCCAACCGCTATTAGGATGTCACACTGGGTGGCGGCACCAGAACGTTTGATGGTTACGGCATAGTATTGACCGGCCACCATGGAGTTGCCGCTAGCGGTAGGGCTGTTGCTGAAAACAAAATCGACGGGCTGTGGAACTGAACTAAGAACGATGCCGTCTGCTAGCAAGCTATTGTAGTTGAAGCTGATCTGAGAGATAGGAATGTTGGATGGATCAAAATCGATTGGCAGATTTGGCAAAAAATCTGTTGGGCAGTTGATGCTGGTCTGCAATGGATAAACGCTGACAACGATATCGCCCGTCCATACCAGATTGTTTTGTTGTCCTACTTGCTGGTTCCTAACTGACAGAAGTAGCGTCACCTTCTGAATGTTGTCAGTGGTGGATTGGAACTTCTGTCCGATTTGAGTGGTAACGTCTCCACTGAGCAACGGCAAATTATCTAGCGGCTGTGTGTAAATGTTCAGGTCTGCTACGTTGTAAAGGGGTAGGGCTGCCTGCAACATCGCTTGCAAAGTCAGCTGACTAATGGAAGGGTCTAGGAAGAAGTCTCGGAAAAACAGGTTAGGCTGTTGATCCTGTGCAACCATAATGACATCACGAGACAGAGTCATAGGTCGGGCCTCGGCAATAACTATTTGACCGCCCAAGTTGAAGGAGACTTGTGGATTGCCAATGAAGTCGTTGAAGAGTAATAGCAGTATTACAGTGAAGTGATGTCTGCTAACTTGCGTCTCATTGGCCTCGAAATAGAAGATCTCGTATTGCAGGTTGTTCTGGAAGTCCAATCCAATAACACATACCTTGACCTGACGAGTGCCACCAGCGATAGACCCAGACAGCGTAATAGAGAGCTGATTACCGAGGTTGTTATCGGATGGCTGTTGTTGTGTTTGGATGGGAAGGCCATCCAAAAATCCAACTGCTTGGGATGAGTCGAACAGAACGCGGTCTATCAGGTTCTCAGGTAGGATACCATCGCCAATGTGGTTATTGATGGTGGAAGACTCGATAATGTCATTGGCCGTTTGATCCGTCGATAGATCGGTTTCATCGACCTGTTGGGAGTCGTAATATATCGGCCTTAGTGCTGAGACGGGCGCTCTTTTCGTCATTTAGCTCTCTCTTTACTCATACTTGATATATACCTGGCTATTGGCCGGCTTTAGGATGTTTATCAGGCTCTCTAACACTTGCTGCACCTGGGCGCTTCCCTTGACAATACCAAACTCGTCAAAGATGTTGAGTGTGAAGTCGAAGGCCCCAGTCTCTCTATCCACCAAAGTAGTGAATGTATCGATGAGAGAGATATCTGTACCAGAGTTCATTAGATAGGTAGTGTATAGATCTTGGGTAACTGGGAAAACAGTACTCAGGTTGTTGCTGTAATTGACATCAATAGGCTCACCGTAGGGTGCATAAATAGCGCGCGACTGGTTGCTGATGCGGAAGTTGTTGAGCAGGGTGAAAATTGGGTTAGCCTCGGTGTAGTCTGTACCGATGAACAGATCATTGATCGGATCCTTGAAGGTGATGCTGCTGACCAGGCTGTATCCATCACCCACGTTGACTGAGCCGAAAGGATAGGGGTACTTACCAAATATGCTCTGTCCAAATAGAACGTCGGTGTATTGATAGCCATCTAAGAACAATCTCATCTCGTCATTGCCAAGACCACCATTGATTTTGTAGCTGGCCTTGACGCGGTGCCAGGTGTTTTGGGCCCAGAGGGTTGGCGCGCGTACTACAAAGTCCGTACCCGAGGCATTGATATTGAAGTTGATGTAGCCGTATACATCCTTGAAGATGGATATTCTGTCTCCTTGCAAACCACTTGGAATGTAAGTGACGATTACTCGGGAGTTTTGGGCTGGAAGCTTCTTGTTGAGCCTGATGACCTGTGTATTGAGCGTGACGTTTTGATTGATAGTGCTCTGATAGGTGATGATAAGTGGCAAGTTAGGCTCTGGCAGGGGAGTGCCCAAATAAATGGTAGTGCCATTGGTTCCGATGGTGCCGTTGTTGAAGTAGTCTGTGCCGGTGAAGTCTCCCACGATCTTGACTGTAATGACTTGCAAGATGGGCTCAGATACCATGACTGTGCCGGTTCCCATGCTAATGCTCTGCTCTTGTATAGCATGTTGCGTATCAATTTCTAGCTTACCGTCCAGGAAGTAATCAATCCTTGGATCTCCAGCAGCCAATGTCACCTTTAGGATCTGGCTGGCCGGGGTAGAAACCTTGACAGCTACGTTGCTAACGCTGGTTACTTCTTCTACCACAGCTCCATAGGCATCAAAGTAATACCTGACGTTAGGATCATTACCTGTGTCAAATAGTGGGCTCATCCAAAACTCGATAGTACCTTGGTGTTGTGTATCGAGAATGCCGGTGTTGGGCAGCAGGACAGGCTCATCCAAAATAACTAGGCTCTGCTCGAAGTTGTCGTTGACCGTCCAATCTGATTGGAAGTGCAAATGATCGTCATTGGTACTGGCATAAATGCTGGCACCATTGGTGAAGGGGAAATCATTGAAGCTGATGGATACCAGCGTGTTTGGTCCAGAAGTTGGTGGCTGGAGAGAGTTGAAATCCTTTGTGATGGAATAGGCGTTGGCCGCTACTACTTCGCCAATGCGGGTGTCGGTCAGCATGATGGAATAGATAGTTGCTTGGTTCAATATGACATTGCCGGGGTTGTATCCCTTGAAGTCGGTTCCCAAGAAGAAGTTGCCGTTGAACGGATCCATTTTGATGGTGGCGTAGGTGGCGTACTCCAGTTCATAAAACCCAGTGTCCAGGAAATATGGCTGGCTTGGAAGGGTATTCACTTCGAGCGTGAAAAATCCGTTTTGCAAACCGCTACGATACTCGGTGGTATCCAATACCTGATAGATGCCCCCAACGAAAGCTGGAAGTGGCACTGGGAAGGAAGCGGAAGTTCCCTCTATGTTTATGGAGTGTCGATCTGCGGACAAACCAGTGATGATGTAGTATCCTGCTACAGGTGGCGGAGAGTGGATGACCAGATAGTTGCCAATGTCGAGGGCGCTGAAAAGACCATTAGGATCTGTGACTAGGTTATCGACTCCATCACCTTGCAAGGTATAGCCACCGCCAATGTGATAACTGTATCTAACCACCGGCACCAAACCGCTAAACTCGCTGTGGGTGATTGGATAGAACTCTTGAACGCTAATAGCCAGAGCATTCTTGGTGGGGTTGATAGGCGTGGCGTTGACCTGAATGTAGTTGATGGATGTGTAAGGGTTAGCGAAGTTCAGACTGCCATAATCGGTGAAGGTAATGGTCTCCGTCACAATGCTGATGCCTGTTACACCGTTGATAGTGACTTGCACTGGCGATGAGAAATTGACATTGGTTCCGCTGATGGTAGCTTGTATCGTTCTACCATCTTGTGAGTTGGAAGGCTGTGCCGTTGGTAGGCCATAGGAGACCCAAACGCCACCAGTTAGTACGGAGTTGGATGGGCCGATAACAGTGGTTGGCAGAATAATTCTGGTGATGTCAGCCTGATCCAGAGAAATGGGAGGAGGCAACTGTGTCATCAGAACGTTTTCGGCCTGATTACTCCAAACGTAGTATTGCTTTTTGACGTCCAGGAAGTTGAGACCTAGAGTTCTGATAAGGATGAGATCGTTCTCAAACACATCGTTGTAGATGGTTAGGACGTTATCGAAGTTGGCGTCTTGACTGATACTGTAAGCCGGGTCCAACGCTCTAACTCCTGGGATTTCATTCTCAGTGTTGGAATAGACCTGGAAATCAACATCGGTAAGTGAAACAGGAGCTGGGTCAGTGATAGTCAGCGAATGGCCATTCACTTGTACAATAGTGTACGCTAGCTCGAAGTTAGAGTTGTCAATCCTGAGCAAAAAACCAGGCAACACTCCTGCCTGT